GAAAATCAAAACTGCAAGGGCGACTGCCTCGCCGGCAATCCATCCGGGGCCCATGCTGAAAGGCTCAGCACAGGCCCACAGGATAGCGGCAAAGGAAAGGATAGTAGCGACGGTCTTCATGGCTAGAAGGGGATTTCGTCGCGCTTGATCTCACCGAAGGGTTCGACCACCTGCACGTCGCCGGCAATGTCGATGACGGGCTCGCGCTTAAGCCGGGTCGGAACGAGGATGTACGCGCCGGCCGTGAACTGGAACACGCCGGTAGCGCTGTAAACGGGAACGTTGATCTTGCGAAGGCATACGGGCTCATTGAACCGGAGGAGCTTCTTAGCCATAAGGCAGTGATTCCTGGCCTTTTTCGGGCTCTCAATGAGTTCCCACGTGCCGGCGGCGAGGGACCACCGGAGACAGGCATCCTGCCCGGTCTCTGCCTCCCACCAGGTGGCGGCCCGGGAAACGGGATTGACGAGGGTATCACCTACGAGAATCTGATAGTAGTCCTCGTACTCAGCGAGGACTTTCAAGCGGACGAGAGTTCCGCTGGCGGCGACCGCGGACGCTACTACGTCCGGGGCGGCTTTTTTGGAAATGTAAACGATGCGCATAATGCAGGTGTTAAAAATGGTTTTACTTATGAGCGGTTTTCTTACCTCTCTGACGCAAATGTAAACACAAAAAATCGAATATGCAAACATTTTTGAAACTTTTTCTAATTATTTTTCAATTTTGTTTGACTCCATAGTTATCAAGCATTATCATACGTTATATTTGGTTATCAAGAAAGTTTTACGTAACTTTGCACCACGATAAACACATCTTGCTATGAATGAAGCACTTGAAAGCGCAGCGACGCCCGCCCAGGTGGCGGAATACGTTAAAGTGGCTATCCGCCGTTACGGTACGGCCCGTCAGGCCGCCCAAATCCTGGGTATCAAACCCTCCACACTCTCGTGCATCCTCAACGGAAAGCACTATTTGTCTCCGAAATCTGCCCGCCGGCTGGCCGAATTGCTTAAGATCGATGAAAACTACCTGATGACCGGCGTCCCCAGCCCAGGGGCTACGACCCCTTCCAATATGGTGATACCCTTCCCTAACGTGGCACAGGAGGCTGTAAAGGAAATGTCCAGCCCGGACAGGCCCTATGACCGGAACGTCGACGGGGCCCTCTGGACCGCCTTCATGTCCCTCAGCCGGGATGCCCTGGCGCTGGAAAAGAAATATGCGCAGCTCCTGGAGGCGATGGATCATCTCTGTAGCATGATGCATGAGCAGAGTGAGTTCAAGGCACGGGCCGTTGACGCCCTGTGGGCCTTCAGGCAGACGAAGTTCCAGCCGGTCACCCTGTAAGCCAGACATACATAAAAAAGAAAGGGGCGCCATCCCGGCGGCCCTTTCTTCACGTGCCTTGTTAAACGTTTGTTTTTAACCCTAATGAAATTCTCTACGGCAAAGGTAATCAAACAAAACTGAATTTGCAATAGCGAATTATATTTTTTTGAGAGAAAAATCGAAAATTTCCAGTACACGCCGGTTCGCCTCAGCGAAAACGTCGTAATCCCGTTCGATGTAGATGTCTGCCACCTTCATCGTAGAGTGATTGAGGCAATCGTCTACCGTTGCTTTGTCGATGCCAACGGCCGCGCTCCGGGCTATACTGGCCCAGCTGTGCCTGGCGGCGTAGAAGGTGAACCGTTCTATCCCGTTGTCCTTCGCCCAGCGCCTGAGCCCGCGGTTGACGCGCAAGGTTATCGCATCGGCGTTCTTCCCGTCAAGGTGGAACCGCAGCCACCGCTGGCCGGCCGGGTCTTTCAGGCGGGCCAGGAAGGGCTCCAGCTGCCACGGGACGGCAACTCGCATCCGTGCCCGGTCACTCCTGCGCCCGCGTGTCTTACATCGCTCATAGCCCCACCAGCCATCCACGGGCGGGGCGGCCTCGTACAGGTCGGCCAGGTTGGCGCCCATAAGACAGAACGAAACGATGAAGGCATCGAGGGCGTAGCGGACAAACGGGAGGCACTCCCGGGTGTCTATCATGGCTTGAATCGTATCCGGGCCCAGGTTCCGCTGGCCGCTGTGTACGCCCTCCTTAACCTCCACGCGCTCGAACGGCGTACGCGGGATCAACACCAGGCCCGTGTCTTCATCGTTATACTCAGCCCGGGCGGACCTGTATATCGAGCGCAGGGTAACAATATAGGTCCATGAGACCCCTCCCTTCTTTTTCCGTGGCTTCTTTGACTCAGCAACAACCTTCTTTCTGGCGACAACCGCCTTCGGCTCGTTATCCAGGAATTCCACGAATTTCCGGACCATGCCGGCGGTGATTTCGTTCACATCAACCTCACGCCGGCCCAGGAACCGCTCGAATGCGTTCAATGCGACCCGCACAACCTTCCCGGATGCCACGCTCTTCCCGTCTGCGATACGCTCGCCGTACTGGAAGAAATCCAGCTTAAAACGGCCCGCCTTGAGCTTGTTCCGGACGTACTCCACCACCGCATCCACATTCATCTCTTCCAGCGAAAAGGGAGAAAGGTCGGCGGCCGCGTCTCTCATGTCCTTCACCAGGGCGTTACACCTGGCCACGATATAGGGATTCTTTATCTTCTTTCCACGCGTAAGGTCGGCATCAGTCACAGTGACGTTCGTCGCCAGCCACCTTGACCGGCGCTTATGGGTGCACCGTATCTTGACTCCATACGTGCCGTCGGACCGCTTCTGGCCGGCCACGACAAAATAATTAAAGCTTGCCATCTTTGCACAACATACACACAACAATTGCAACAAAGATAGAAAATATATTCGTTTTATTTAAAATTGAAAACCGGGCAAATGATTGAAAAACGCGCCCTATGCATCTGGGATGGTTGTTTTGAGGAAGATTTTTCCTATCTTTGTCAAATACACACTATCTTTTTAAATATCAACTCGTTACACTTCTTCCCTTCCATGGCCTGCAAAACATAGGCACAACAACTGCAGGGTTTCTGTAAAAACGTGAGGCGACTTCCCAGCCGCCCCACGAACCATTGATAACACCTATCATATAGAATGCACATGATAAGGTGATGCAAATGTAGTCACTATTCCTGAGAATCGCAAGCGCCCAGGTTGGAAAAATCTGCCAGGCCGGCGTGGATGCAGAAAGCCTCCACGAGGTCGTCGATCACCCGGGAGGTCTGGAACCCTGCAGCCCGGATCGCCTTCAAGCGTTCGCAGGTCTTTACGCTCAGGCGGAGCGTCTGGTTACGGCGCAGTTGTTCTTCAGGAAGCCGGGGTTTCCCGGCCTTTGCTGTCTTTGTGTTTTCGTTCATAGCAATGTATTAAAGGTTGACGTTGTTGACGAGTTTCTGCAGGCGGGCGGTCCCCTTGCGGGCATCCTCCACGATCAGGGAGACGATGTACTGGTTAAGGCTCAGGCCGGCCATGGCGGCATAGGTCTTAGCGAGGTTCCGGACGGCCGGCGACATGTGCACCACGAAGGCGCAGTCACCGTCAGAGGCGGCGGGCCTCCTCACGGGCTTTTTCGCACTCTTGCGGCCGGGCTTGCGAGGGGTTTCACTCACCGGCTCAGGCAACTCCGCAGGAACGGGTGCCGGTCCCTCTTCTGCCTTATCTGGCACCGGGCCGGTGTAGCACGGATTGCCAGGGTGTTCGCCGGTTAAAAGCGCGAGATCTTCATCGGATGATTCATCATCATCAATAAAGGCGTAAGACGTGCCGCTGCTGGTCTTCGCCGCCTTCGCGGTTTTCTTCGCGGGCCCCTCCCGGGAGACCTCTACGGGTTTGGTATCTTTATACATATTCGTAGTGTTTTATGTTTCGCTGTTGCAAATATAGGTATTTATATCGGAATATGCAACAACATACCGAAACATATATAAACATATCACTTTATTATAAACATACATAAACATACATAAACATACATAAACATACTGGAACATAATAAACATAGTGAAACATAGGGAATCATACCAAATTATACAGAAAACTACAGAAACATTATAAACCGTGTTGTGGAGGAAACAAATTTCAAACATCTTTGGCAAAAACAAAAGGGTAACGTATAGCGCACTATAGGTTCTACGTACAAAGGTACATCCGAACCGTGCGCCCTCCCGGGAGGTCAGGGAGGTCCCTGATACCCCAACAAAATTATAACGGTAAAACAAAAACAAAAACAAAAAAGCCATGGAAGAACGTATTTCATCTACTCATGTGCAACCGGTCAAACCCCGGTCTGAAGCCCACAATGCACGGAAAATCGAACTCGAACATGTACACCACGAGTTAACGAATTTGAACGATAACTGGGAGTGCGAGGGCCACATCCCGAACGCCGAATTGCTGCAGAAAATCAAAGACGATTACATGGCCTTCCACGGGAAGAAACTGCCTGCGAATGCCACGCCTATCCGTGAGGCGGTGGTTGTTCTCGAGAAGGGCCGCACTATGGAACAATTGTTACAAGGCGCCCGGGAATGCGAAAAACAGTTCGGCCTCATGGTACGGTCAATCTCCATCCACCGGGATGAAGGGCACAGCCCTATCAACCAAGACGGAACCTTCGGTGAATTCATCCCGAACGAGCACGCTCACATCACCTTCCTGTGGTACGATTTCGAGACGCATAAGACCTGCAAGCTGGGCCGGGAAGACACCTCCAAGATGCAGGATATCTTTGCCCAGGCCACGGACATGGAACGAGGCATCAAAGGCGGGCGCAAGGGCCTCAAAGCCCTTGAATACAAGATCCGGGAGAAGATGAAAGAGCTCGAAGAGCTGGAGGCTATCATCGAGGCGCGTAACAGCGAACTGTGCTATGTTCAGGCGGAGCGCGATGCTAAGGAAAAGGCGCTGGAGGATATCGTGGCGTTTTCCCGGTTTTTCGAGAACATGAGCGTTACGCTCCTCGACATGAAACGGGCCGGCTGCGATGAAGACACCATCTGGGAGGTGTACCGGCGCGGCCAGGCGAAGTTCCGCAGGAAGGAAGGCACCTGTGAGGTTTGCATCGCCCGGGTGGACAATAAGGAAGTCCAGGCCGTTTTCCGGTCGCCCGTCATCGGCGGAGCATGGCGGCGCATAGGCGATTTCCTGAAGCTGGTTTCAGAGGCGGTCAGCAGCCGTGAGGCAGACCCGCGGGATTCTTGGGACAGGGATGACGAAACGCGAAAAGGAATGGGGCTCTAAAAGGGCCCCATTTTCTTTTGCTAATCTGTAACCTCAACGTACCTAACGCCTACGATATTCGTGTATGGTGACAGTGTAGTGGCCGTATATTTGGTGATCTTCGGTTTCTTTAAAAGACACGTCTTGCGCTCCCGGTGTGCCACGACATAAACAACGTCCCGGATACTGATATAGACCGCGCTGGAGTCACCGTTTACGGCTATATTCACGCTGGCATACTTATCATTGTAAACGTAGCACGAAGGCTTCACGACGCCGGGAAGGGTGACAGACGGGATAGCGACGGCGGTGTCCCGGCCGGCGGTGACGTTCAACTCCGTCTGCAGGTTCAACTCGGCGATAGACTGGGCCTCTTTCAGGCGTATGCGCATATCATCGAGCTGGGCCTCGTACTTCGGTATGAGAGCCTCAATCTCCTCCCGTTCGAGCTTCAGGGCCTGTACTGTAGCCTGCAGATAGCCGGATTTGTTCCGCTCCATCTTAAGGTCTGTAAGGAGCGATGACTGGTTTTCGGCAAGGCGACTGGCGGTCTCCCGTGAGAGCCGCAAGGCGTAGCCCTGGAATGACGCAAAGACCGCGAGCCCTACAATGAGAACCGCGGCCGCCAGAAGGGCGTAATTCTTGATTTTTCCCAGAACAACCATAGCGCTAACTGATAGTGATGTAGATAGGCTCACCGGCCTCATGCGCCTCGATCATACGGGCATACACCTCCCGGAGCGTCTTGACGGAATTCATAACCTTGCCTACCACCGTATTCTCGCCTACCAGGACACAAGCGGCCGTATCCCGTTCCGTGTTTCCACTATGGATCAGAATCCCCTGGAATCCGGGCACGTTCAAGATGACAGGCATAAGCCCGTTGTGCAGGAAGGTGTAGCGGTGCGAGAACCGCGGGCTGTAAGCGAAACCTATCCGATAGCGGCCGGTCGGAATGGCCGTCTTGCTGGGCACCTTGATGGCCGCAATTTCATCCCGGGACATGGATGACGTGAGGCCCCTGTCTTTCGGCTCAAGGCTGTCACATACCTGCTCCCCGTCCATAAAAAACCGGCCGATAGTGTACGTATCCCGGCGTGCAATGCGTTTGAGTACGACATCCATACTATTCAGATTCTTTGATTCCTTTCTCCGACATTAGTTCCGCCAGGTTCTTATAGTTCCCGGCAATAGCATCCGTGCCCGCGTTTTCCCTCAGCCACTGGGCGCCCAGGCCACGTGCCGGGTTCCGGAGCGGACATCCGTAGTTGGTACAAAAACCTCCCTCAGCCGTAATACAGGCGTTACGGTAGGCTTCCTTTCCCTCCCGTTCCCGGCTCGCCTCAGCCTTGGCCTCGTTACGCTCGTTCTTCAAATCCTTGATAACATCCTCAAAGCCGTCGATGGCGGTCTTCAGGGACGCAAGGACGGAGGCGTCATTCTTGATGGCACCTGCGTTCTTCTCGTTCTTGAGGTTAGCCAGTGTCTTTATCAGTGCGGCCAGACCGGCCAGGCCTCCAATTCCGGCCAGTATCTCGGCCCAGATTCCCATTCCTTCCATGGTAACAGTGTTTATTCAGGTTCAACAATATCCCAGCCGTAGACGCCGGGTTCCCAGACGTTCGCGTCGATGGCCGACTCCCAGTGGTAACCGGCATGAGAGACGTGAGCACCCTTCGGATAGGCGTCGGCGGCTCCGGCCGGCTGTTTCCATGCCGGCCAGGGTTCGAGCGTAACCTCTACAAAGAGGGCCGGTGTTTTATCCGGTTCCCATCCCTCCTGAGTCCGGTGCTTCTGTACGACACGATAGAGGCGACCGTTGTACTGGTAGCGCTCACCTGCGAGCACGTCAAGGCCCGGTGCCCATTTCGGGAACAGTTCGATGGATTCCAGGGCGGCCTCGTCTGTCTGGGCCGCCGCCGCCGTTTCAATCTTCCGGCGGTATGCTATGGCTTGCTGCTTATTCATTTCCGGTTACGATTGCGAGCGCCTCAGCGGCGTCCAGTTCTACCATTTCCTCACGCTCCGCCTCACTCACCAGGCGCCAGTTTTCCGGGCCGTCGTATACGCCCAGGAAGACCTCATCGGCGAAGACGCGCTCACCTGCCGGAACGTCACCGGCCTGGGTGTAATAGAATCCAACGGGTGCTAAAAGTTTTTCCATAGGTCTTTAGGCTTGAGTGGTTACGGTATATCCCTTCCCCTGCAGCTCGGTCACGAGGGCGGCGTAGGTTACATCTTTCTCGTATCCCTTGAGGGCGATGGTGATGGTCTTAGTGGAAGAGACGGCCAGAAGGGAATGAAGGAATTCCGCCCAGTTTTTCATGTGCCTGGCGATGGTAAAGCTCCCGGAGGGCGTTACACCGTCCGGGTTGACGCGGGCGATGAAATACCCGTAGTACTGGGTGTGGAACGATCCGGTGAAAGTAGTGACGAATCGGAAATCAATCACGTTCGACTGATAGCGCATCAGGTAGGGAGTTTGGCTCACGTTTCCACGAAGGATCAGGCGGTCACAACCTATCTTGACGCCGTCCGTCGAACTGGCCGGCGGCCAGAGAAAATCAATCACTGGAATAAACGCGTAATTGATAGCGCTGGCGTTCGGGAGCGTGTAGACACAGTCCCAGTTGGTGGCCAGATTGAACACGCCGGATTTCGGCAGGCAATTGATCTGCTTCGCGGTCGTATTCCCCGAAGCGTCGACGAAGCCCGGAAGTTCAAGCCGGGACGTGCCCGTTGCATTCGCGTTGCCCAATGCAGAGAATCCGATGCCGTTCCCTACGCCGATTCCGTGGAACTTTTCAATGATGCCGGTGTTCATCGTCGGGAAAGAGAGGATGGACATGATAGTGCCGTAGAAATCGATGCTTTCCACGCTATTCAGCCAACCGCGGCCGCCTGAGCGCCAGCCGACGATGGTATAGGCTCCGTCCTGGGCGTACGTGTGTGTTACCGTACGGGAGCCGCTGACGCTGACGGTATCAATATTCCCGTCGCCCCAATCAACCTTTCCCGGATAGCCGGAGAGGATTTGCATCTTAAACGAGACCGTCAGGCCGCCGGAGATAGAACGGTCCAGGTTGATGACAAAAGAGCTGTCCCAGCCGTCCACCGTCTGAGTACCGTAACAGGCCCCAACGCACATGTCCCGGTTCACGGCCTCGAATTCCGTGTTTGCCACCGTCCACCGCACAAAGGTCATATTCGGATGGCTCACGGTCGGGGGCGTCACCGCCTGTCCCTTCGGCACGAGGGTATCTTGAAGGACAGTCCCGTCCCAGTCAATGAAGATGACGCGGTAATAGTCCAGGTACGCCGCAAAAGGGTCACTGATACCACCGCCGCCACCACCCTGAGGGATGGAAGCGACGGCGGCCGGATAGGCGGACAGAGGGGCATTCACGGCCATGGGACCGCCGCCCTTCAGGTTGATAGCCTCACGAATAGCGTGCTTTGCGCTATTCAGGGCCAGAAGTTTATTTGCTATCTGTCCCATAGGCGTTAATCGTTAGCGTCAATAATGGCCCACCCCTTCGCCTCTGCCAGGGCGATGACGCCGGTGTACGTCTGGCCGTCGTAGGTGTAATCGGTCGTGTCAGCGGCCAGGGCGGCGTAAGCCGTACTGGAAACAGACATCGTTCCTTCGGTCACCGGCGCCAAGGCGGTGATGAAATTCGCACACCCGGCCAGCGTTAAATCGTTCGACAGGGACAGGAAAGGTTTTTCGTTCCCCAGAAGGATAGCATCCAGTGCCGCATCCATATCGGCGCCTGTAGCATCGATTGCCGCCTTCGCCGCATCAGCGGAGGACTTAGCGCCGTTCGCTGCGGTCTTAGCATCGTCGGCTTTCCCGGCCGCCGTATCAGCGGAGGTCTTAGCATTATCAGCCGCGGTCTTAGCGTTATCCGCCGCCGTTTTTGCATCCTGGGCAGCGCCCTTAGCGTCATCGGCTTTCTGGCCTGCAGTCTGAGCGGCGGTCTTCGCATCACCGGCAAGGGTCTTAGCATCGTCGGCGGAGGTCTTCGCATTGTCGGCGGCTGTTTTGGCGTTATCGGCGGAAGTCTTAGCAAGGTCTGCCGCATCCTTCGCACCGTCAGCCTTCGTGCCGGCCGCCTGGGCCGCTTCCTTCGCATCGACGGCGGCGTCCTTTGCGGCGGTCACATCCGAGGCAACCCCGTCAACGGCGAGCTTTGCCGCATCAGCGGAGGACTTTGCACCCTGGGCGGCGAGTTTGGCATCGTCAGCGGATGCCTTCGCATTGTCACCGGCGGTCTTCGCCGCGTCGGCCTTCTGGCCTGCCGTCTGGGCGGCCTGTTTGGCTTCAAGGGCTTTCCCGGCCGCATCCTGGGCTGCACTAAGGGAGCCCTCAGCCGCGCTCTTAGCACCTTCGCTCATACGGGCGGCCGTCCCGGCGTCCCGGGCCGCAGCCTGGGCATAGGATGCCGCCGCCTGTGCATTGCGGGCGGCTTCGGCCACGGTCGCACCGTACTGCCCGATCTCACGGAGAACCGTCTCCGAAAGCTGGTTAGCCCAGGGCTCGAAATGGTTCTCGAGGAGGTCAGTACAAAACCGCTCGAATTCGCTTTCAAGGCTCTCAGCCTTCCCTTCAAAGCGCTCCTCCTGCTGCTGCACGATCACCGTGAAAGCATCCGCAAGGGCCTGGCAAAGGGCGATGAAATCGGCACTCAGGCTGTCAGTGTATTCCACGAACGATTGAAGCACGCCGGCCATGACGCGGGCGGTTATGTCCCCCCGGCCGTTGGTCCGAACATTCCGGGCGATAATCTGCTCAAGTTCTTCTTTAGTCATATAGCAAAACTTATTAAATATCAATCAGTTACAAAACAGCAGTCCAGAAATCGTCACTAAAGTCTTCATTGAAGTCTCCCATGGGATTGTCAGCGCACACGTAGTCGGCGGGCACGCGCAAGGTGACGTTCGCGAAGGCGCCGGCGCACTGGTCGGCAAAACGCTGGTTGAAGGTCGTGATGGTATATTCGTCGACCTCCACATCGTACACCTCCGACAGGGTACGAAGGATATTGCCCATGGTGTCAATTCCGACGCTCTGGACCTCCACCTGATTCCGTTCATCCTGGCGGAGCCTGTCCACATAGAAGAGCGAGAATGAGAAGGTCTGCATGGGGCCGGTTACACTGCCCCGGTGGTTACGCTGCAGCCACGCGAAAACCCCGTACCGAACGTTCGGCAGGGAGTTCAGGCGGAACACATCGTTCTCCACGACGGTTTGAACGGTCAGCTGTTTGAGGGCCACCCGCTCCATGATCCGTATGAGCTGCTGGAGGTTCATACTATCGCACTATCTTATAGCGTTCATCGCTCCGGGACGGGCCCTTTCCGCGATAGCCTCCCAGCCACAGGCCGCAGGTAGCGGCGCTATGGAGGTTAGCGTGGATTTTCGAGCACTGGTTTTCGGACAGCTCAGGGAGTGCCGCCCGGTTCTCAAGACAGTACTTCTGCACCTCGATGCAATAGTAGTCGGCCTTCGCCTGGTAATAGTCCCGTACCTTCACCACGTCCTCGAACGAAGGGACCTCGAGCTTTTCGTCGGACGTCTTCACAACGCCGAAATTCGTGAGCTTGAAGGTGGTCTTGAAGGTAAGTTCCGTCGCCGTGGTGTAGGCCAGGTAGTACTGGCACTGCTCGACAAGGCCACGGTAGGCCTCATTTTCGTCAGAATCAATCGTCTTCCCGGAGATGAGGGATTTTACCTTTTTCAGGAGAGCTGGTCCTATGACCGATTTGAGCCTGATTTCCTGGGCTTCTGTAGCAGCGGACAGGATGTACTCGCCAGCAACGTTATCATTGATGCAGGCGATTTCCTTGATCCGGCGTTCCGATGTCAAAAGAACCTGTTCCATACTATGCCTCCTGCTGCTTTACGGTTTGTTTGGTCTCAGCGTTTTCGCCGGCCCCTTCCAGCGTGAACGGCTGGATGGTGATGCCGAAATCGAAGACGGACTGGATGGTGTCGATAATCAGCCGCTGAGCCGGCTGGATGACGGTGCGGTTGAAGAGCTTGAAGGCGGATTCATATTCCTCCTGCGAAAAGCCCAGGTTTTCGGTAGGGATGCCGAAGATGTTCGGGTTTGCCCGGTAGGCTGTGAAGAGCTGCTGCCGCGAGCGCTTTGCCAGGGCATCGTACTTTTCGGAGAAATCCTGCGTCTTGAGGTCAGTAATGTTCGCGGCATGATCCCGGCTTTCACTGTAGATGATGACCGGGCGGCCGGCGTTCTTGTAACCGCAGAACTTCGCGTCTATCGCTTTCTCGATTTCGGCGCGGATTTCATCCGGCGGGACGCCTATGGGGATATTGACAATACAGCCACCGGTGAACCCGTTGTTCATGGAGTTCCAGTGATATTCGTCGATAGCTCGTTCCAGTTCGGCGGCTATCACCGCGCCCTCGAAGGGGCACTCGGGATAGACCTGGGTATTGGTATTCTTTACGTACACCAGGCTGTTGACCACCTCACGGGCCTCCGGGTCGAACTTAGGATAGATGATATCCTTCTTTTTGCCGAAACGCCGCTGCCAGTCCTCGCTGTAGTAGAAGACGGTATTTTCCTTATTGGAACGGGCGTGCCGGAACTGCACGTTGTACAGCTCAGAGACCTCACCATCGTTGGACCGGATCACCTCAAAGCAAAAGCCGCCGGTGGTGAAGAAATCCCTGGCCAGGTTCCGGATGAAATCCCGTGGTGTCTGGCGGGTGCGGTTGAGATAGCGCTTCCCGTCAGAGGCCAGGTACGGGAGCTGCAGGCAGTCGACGCGGTCGCCCACGGTGTAGTCGCAGCATCCGTTGATGATACTGCGGAGGGTGGCAGCGCCTTTAACGAGCCCGTTGATGTATTCCGGATAATCGTTCTTCTTTCCCCAGAAGACGTAATCCCGGGAAGGGTTCTCCACCTCCACGGGCTTCACGATATTATCCACCACAACCTTATCGATTGCGGCGTAAGAGACCACCACGCGGCGCTCAGCGAGTTCTATAGTCTTACTGTTATCCATCGTATTCCACTACTTTTACGGGTTCTTTCGCGGCCATCTTGAACTCCCTGTAATAGTCTCCCAGGGTGGCGATGCCCAGGCTCGCGGGCTGGTCACTGTCCTTCCCGGCGAGCATATAATCATATTCTCCCGTCGCTCCGGCAATCCGTTCGTCAACGTCGAAGACATAGACGCGCTGTGAGAGTTTCAGGTCGACAAGGCCGTCGATAACAATTTTGTTACCTCCACGTTCAAGGGTGAGCGTGTACGGGCCTTCACCCTTCTCGACGCCGGCCGCGCAGGGGATGAAAAGCACCTGGCCGTATTTTGTATCCTTCATGTAAACCACTGTTGTATCCTTTGAACATAAATATCAAAAGCCGGAAAAACGGGCCTCAAAAAGAATGAGCCCGGGCACCTCACGGCGGCCGGGCTCGCATGCGATAACACAAAAACTATGAATAGATAACACGAATGTGTTCAGGTGAGAGGGTGCCTACTCATCCACGATGGTAGACAGGTCGATGGTTCCGCCGGTGCCGTCGCCGACGGCGATCTCGAACGGATAGGTTTTCTCCTCGCTCTGGAGGTTGATACCATACCCATTCCGGTCAGTCTTGGCCGCGCCGGTTCCGGAGTCACCTCCAGTCGATACGAGGGGATCATCCTTTCCGACGTACCAGTACTTACCGTTGTTATCCTCAACGATGGCCACGCATTCGGATACGGCGAGGGCGCTGATGGCCATGCGTTTATCCGTATCCATGCGGTTGAAGACCAGCGTAAGGATGTTCTGGATATAGTTCACGCCGTTATCCTGATTGACCTGCAGGGAGGACTGCAAGGAACCCACGCCCTTGGGCAGCTTGAATTCCTTGAACTTGCTCACGGGCTCCGGGTTGGTCCCGGTGGTCATCACCAGGTCGATGTCATTGATCATGTTGGACGTAACGTCCACGGCGATGGAACTGATGGCGGATGCGAGGTTCAGGAAGAGCCGCTTGATGCCGCCGATGGAGGCGGCGCAGTCCTTCGCGATTCCAGTGAGAGTTTGATTACAACCGGGCATATAGCATTAAGTTTTAATCAGTTACACATTAGATTGGAAACCTTCCAGGGCGGGGTTCTTTAGCTTTTGCAGGGCCTATTACAACCCCGCCCTTTCTGGTTCCGGTTCAGGTTATTCCCCAGCGGCCTGGGTGACGGTGACGGTCTTCGAGCCGCCGGTAGCGGTGGTGAGGGCCACGGATGCCGTACGTTCAGGGGCCTGGGCCGCCTGGGCGGTGCGGGTGAAGGTGACCACGTTGTTCTCCACGCTGACGGTCAGCCAGTCGGCGCCTTCGGTCACAACCTCAGCCTCGATGGCGGAGCCGTCTGAGGTGGCATAAGCGCGGTTGTTGGAGCCGGAGGTATTTGCCACGCTCAGGGAGCCGGCGCCGCTGATGGTAGGAGCCTCAGCGGGTGCGGCCTGGTTCACGGTCACATCCTTATAGCCTTCTGCGCCTTCGCTGGCGGTGCTGATACGCACGACGGCGGAGCGGGCTTCGCCGGAGTTCTCGAGGACGGTGAAGGTAACGATGTTACCGTTCACAGCGGCGGACAGCCATGCGGCGGCAGAGGCGGGCACGGAGGCCAGGACAGCACCACCGTCGGAGGCGGCGTAGGTCTCGTTATGGGAACCGGCACCGGCGGCGAGGGCCACGGGGCTGGCGCCCTGGATGGTCACCTGTACGGGTGCGGGAGAACCGGCGGAGCCCACGACGACCATGTCAGGGAAGGCGGTCTGCACGCCGGAGTTCCACTTGACCTTCACGGCAAAGACGCCGTCTTTCTCGTCCCAAATGACCTTGACCTCTTCCTTAGCGTTAATGAGGTCACAGCCATAATACATATTCCGCTCATAGGTGGCATACATCTTACCGGTACGGGACAGGCCAGGGGTGGCGACGACAATAGTATTGGTGCCGGGGAAAATCCACTCCATAGGTGCCTCGTCGTGGGCGCCGTCATAGTGATAGAAGTTCTTCTCCACAAGCTCAAGCATGAAGTTGCGGAAAATCTCAGTACCAACGAACACGGCGGTGCGGCCGGCTTCAAGAGCCTCGTCAGGAAGGGCAAGGATCATCTTCTTAATCTTAGCCCATGCGGAATCGGCCTGGTCGAAGCTGACCTCGATGGTGTCATCCTCGTTAGCGGCGAGCTTCAGGAGACCGTCGAACTTATTGAGGTCAGCGTTGTCGGAAAGCGTGTCACCCTGCCAGATGGCCTTCTCGAGCTTGAGGTCGATCTTCGCGAGGGTATCCTCCATGATGAAGCGTTCGAAGGGGAACTCCTGCTCGTCAGCGTGAATCTTGACGAGGAATTCCGCATACTTGCCCAGGAGGGTATCCGGGCAAATCTCGAACTCGACCTTGATGATGCCGGTCTCGATTTCGCGCTGGGTAAGCTCGATGCCGCCTTCCTGAGGCGTGAACTTACAGCCGCGGCCGTCCTGGAACACGGGATCGACGTCGAGGTAGTTGATGGCGGCCTTCGTCTTGATGCCCGGCTGGGGTACCATGTGGGAGACGGTACGGCCACCCAGCACCACGCGGCGGATGATGACGTCCCGGTTCTGCTCCACGTAGTCAGGGAGCGAACTCACAATGATGTTGATAATATCTTCCATGGTTAGTTAGAATGTTGATTGTTTGTCGATTACTTGCCCAGCAACTCAGCCAGACGATTGTAGCCGGTGGCCTTCTTGCCTTCGCCGTCCTTCTTATTGAAACGCTGATGGGCCGGGTCGCCGGCGGGCTGTTTCTTGAAGGCGGCGAGCTGCGAGGACATTTCCTGCACGCGGGAGATGAGGGTTTCCACGACGGATTCGAGGCCTTCGACCTCAGCCTCGAGCTCCTCGATGCGGGCCAGGTTCTCGTCTCTCGTGGTGATCTTGATCACGGCGCCGCCTTCAACGGTGAAGACAGTGCCGGTCTCGGGGTCGGTGTAGTCGCCGTCCGGGGCGGGCTGGCGCTCAGCGCCTTCGCCCTCACCGGGAACATACACCTTGGTGCCTACCACGGCGTCATCTTCGCCGTCCCATTCCAGGACGCCTTTGTCGGTCGTGATAGACTTGAACGCCTGGGCGATCTTCGCCAGGGCGGTCTGAAGGGATGCTGCTTTTTTCTTCATATCGGTTTTACTGTTGGTGATAAGATTCTCGAGCTGCTGGGCGAACGTGCCAGGTTCGGCCGGGACCATCGTGTTGAGCACCTCGATGGAGAAGCCACGGTACTCGCCGTTCTTACAGGCCTCCCAGACATCTTCATTGAGGACATGGAATTCGGCAAAGAGAGAACCGTCCTCTATCACCTCGAACCCGGCGGGATTGATGCCCGCGGCGGTGTCCTTGATGAACATCTGTACCATCTCGACGCCCTCGACGTCGGAGCCGGCCAGGTGCATGACATTGACGTTGTTCTGCCGGCCTTCGGCAAGGTACTTCTGTGCAAGCTCCCGGATCACGGGCTTCGTGAAAACAATGAAGTACTCACCGTTGTGTTCATCGTACCTGTAGATGGGGAAATCCGCACGCATGACCACGCCGCGAATGAGGCGCTGCTCTTCGGACAGGATGGTATACATACCCTTCGGAGCCTTGCCCTTCTCACCGGGCTTGACATCCTTATGAAAAGTAAGGAAATCCGACTCGACGGCTGGCCAGTCCACGAGGCTGATACGGAGCATGCCGTCATCCTCATGTTCGAGGGTGGCGTTCATGACGGGAATGCCGTTGATACGGGCGCGGCCTTCCTGGGCAAAATTATGTCTCTTTCTTACCATAATAGGAAACATCGTTTGCCCTTAAATATCAAAACATGAGAAAGCGGGCCACTATCGACCCGCTTTGCCCGCTCATTTTAGTTCTGGCAGACTTTCTCTATCTCTCAGGTATTCCCGGCCCACCCGGCAGGCGTTCGCACGAATACGGCCGGTTTTTTGACGGACGGGGGAAGGGGGTAGGGGGTTGGGGGTTTTTTGTTTTTCGACTTTAAGGCGGTGGATCATTGACAACGGCGGCGATTTGTGCCGGCGGCGGCGTCGATTTCGCGAACCGGCGTAGATGCCACGAAACGGCGGCGAATCATAAAACCACCCACGTACCTGCGAACCGGCGTTTTTTCTTTTGTATTTCTTTTTTTTTATTGATTATGAAATAAATTGATTATTTAACCTTTATTAT